CAGGTAAAGATAAAAAAACAAATAAAACCCAAATCTTAATCATTCTTGTAAAAGTAGCACTTTCCATCTTCACTTACCATGAGTAATTTTACACCCATTGCCTTTTGTGTATCAGATAAAATTCTTTTTATTTTATAACCTGCAAATCTACCTGTTTTCCTCGTGCTTTCGCTTTTGACATCTATTTTGATTATATTGCCATCCATATCCATTGCGATTAAGTCGCAAGGACCAAGGCCACTTACATTACTATAAACGTAGTATTCGTGTTTAGTAAGCCACTCTATGGCTCTCCAATGATTTAAAAAACCTTTTTTATGTTTTGCATCAATCACTTGCCTCTCCCCAGTTACGCCCTTCATTAACGTCTACTTTACTAGGAACGTTGAGCTTAACCGAGGATTGCATAATTTCTATGA